GGACTCGAACCTGTGACCGAACGGTTATGAGCCGTTTGCTCTAACCAGCTGAGCTAATGGTCCTGAAACTTATGATTTTTAACAATATAAAAACAGACAGGGCAAACCTGTCTGTTTCTCTAAGTAATGCCATACAAGTATGGGTAATTCGGCGTTCCGCCTTCTGTATATAAAATATATCACTCTTAACATAGAATTGTCAATACTTAACGTTTATTTTTTTAACTCAGCTATTTCTTCTTTTAATTGTTTGATTTCTTCTTCTTTTTCTTTTAGTTTTTTATTCATAGCGTTTGACTCTTTTCTATACGTGGGTATTAACTTCAATATTTTACCATCAATAGCATCTAATACCCTGTTACTTACTTTTCCTTTTTTATTAATAATTCTATTATTGCTGACCCATCTAAAGCTCTCGCATTGGATTCCTGTATTAGATTTAAACCCATCCGTTTCATTGGCATCAATAATTTCAGGAAAACCTTTTCCATACTTTTGGGTACTACAAGGAACTATCAAACTAAAAAACTTCCTCGAAAACAATATAACACCTGGGTGCTCATATGATGGTTCATATCTAAAATTAGTAGCACCTAATTCAATCGTAACAATGTCTCCTCTTTTAAAATTAGTAAAATTAGATGAGTGAGTATTGTTTACCCACCTATCATGGTGCAACATCCAGTTTGCAGTCTCATACACAGTAGATTCATCCCACAAATATGAATATACTTCAGCCATGATATCTGATAACATTGGGGACATTGTTGATTCCGTATGGCACTTGTTATTTTTAGATCCATGAATCCTCTTAAATACACTTACACTATTTCTATTCAATCCCAATTAAATTCCAACTTTCTTCCACTATTAATTGAATTATTTCTATACTACAATTATACATAACTACTATTAAAAAATCTATATACAGATTAAATCATGTTCCAGCTATCACTGTTGAAAACTTTGATAAAAGAGTCGCCTTATAAAAATCGTGTCAATGATTTTTTATTTTTTTCATACATACAATATATTCTGTGTAATAAAGAATATATTTGTTTTATTGACTTTTCTATACTATATATTGTGTTCCTCATAGAAATTCCATAACAATTTAAGAAACAAAAACATCATACAATACGCATTAAATAGCTGTTTTTTCATTTTTAATAATCTAAGATATGTAAATAATACCGCAAATCTTTGGTAAATTTTGTGGTAAAAATAGAATGCAAAAAAAGTTTAAATTTCTTTGGAAAACCTGTTGACTTTATATCTCTATAGAGATATAATAAGTATGTAAGTTAGTTAATGGCTTACAAATACTGAAGAAAGGAGCAAAAAATGTGCGTACGACATAGAAAAAAGAGAACTCGAAAAACAGAAATGACCTTAGAAATCAACTTACTGTTCTTCAAATTCTCAATCAAGTTTAGCTGGGGAGATTAACTCTCCCTCGCTTCTATGATAATTATAGCACATTCGTGATTATTATGAAAATAGGCGATAAAAAAGTATGGCGAAAAGGTAAAACAACTATTGAAATGGAACGGATTAAGTTCGACTGGAAGGCTCTTATAGGTTGGATTGGTTTCATCGCGCTAATTTGGTATGTAATGAAACGATAAGGAGGTTTTTTCATGATTGTTGATACTGATAAAATTGAGTGGCTGTTAGAAAACCGCTCTCAATACTTCATAAACAAAAAAACAGGAGTTGCACAATCTCGCTTATCAAAGTTAAAAAATAATTTTTCCGAGATTGGAAAATCTAGTATTGAAATTGGTGTGAAATTAACTACATTAGCACTACAAGAACAACAAATTGAAAATAAAGGGGATATTAAAATGACAAAAGAAAAAATTATCGAAATGATTGATTCAGGAATGAACGTCTATGGGACTACTTACGAAAATGAAAAAGAAGTTGCTGAACATTGTGGCTTGAACGTAACTGAGAAAGACGTTGAGTATTTAGAACAATATGACGGTGAAGACTTTGAATATAAAGAAAAACAATTTGTTGATGGCGATATGATTTATATCATTCATTAATTTAAATAATTGCACAAAAAATAAGCCTACCTCTCGAAAATGAGAAGTAGGCTTTTCTTATACATTAGTATCCAGCGCCCCACGTAGTATCGGGATTACCATCATTAGGGCCAATCGGAATATAAATACGTGTTCCATTTGAATCTGTTCCACCTAAGAAAACATAGCCATCTGCTACACGAACCGAATCATATTTAAATTGTGAACCTTTCGGCCAAATTCCATATACAGGCGCTGACAAGCTTGGCGCACCGTTGCGAAGAATAATTCCTTCATTTACACCGATGGTAAATGTTTTTGCAGGTGTTGGCTTGCTATTTTCCCACAATTCCGCAATATCGCCATCGTTTGCATAACCTAGTAATTTACCGCTGTTTTCGATGCGATACAAGTTTTTACGACCTGATAATTTTTGTGTGATAGTTCCTACTTGGGTCCAAAGAGTGTTAGCGTTAATGTGTTGGTCAATTGGCGCATCTGGATTTTTGTAGATTGTTGTGAAGCGAACGTGCTGACCAACCTTGTATTTCGGTGCATTTGGTTTGCCAGGGTTTACAATTGTTTCTGAACCATCTTCAGGAAGCCCAGTCTGCAAGTCTTGGGCTAACTGCGCCTTATTGATGCCCCACTGCGCTAAATATCCGTATGGGTCTGTATGATCGCCCCACCAATTTTTAGTAACCCAATCATGGGTCACAATTCCATATCCTGTGCCATCGTCTAAGTCAAACGTTGCACCAATTTGTGTGGCTAAATCACGAATCAAATTTACATATGCGGCATAGTCTTTTTTGAATGTTTCTTTATTATTTGTTCGAGCAAGTTCGATCTGTGCATATGCTTTTGCATTGGCTGTTGCTCCTGCACCCCACTGAATTTGACCTGCTGGCGCTAACTGCTTCACTCGACCACCAGAACCAACAAAATAAGACACATAAGCACTCGTCCAGTTGCGTTTCATATATGCCGCTTCGTTGTCTAAACTATTTGGACCAACATTGTTCCCATTACCCGACTCATGTAAGACAATTAATTCATTTGTCGCATAGCCTGGAAAATATCCGCCAAAATCAATCGGATCTTGTTCCACTTGATAGGCATTAGCACCTATTGGTACAAAACTTATCAATAACACTAAAGTCAATAACATTTTAATTGATTTTTTCATGTCTTCCTCCTAAACAAAAAGGCATAGCAGCATGCTATACCTTAGTTGAGTTTCTCGTTGATTTTTTCAACGGTAGTTTTAATTGATTCAACATCTTTTAATGAATCGGCTAATTTATCAATTGTTTTTTGATAATTTTGCTCACGATCATTATTTTGTTTCATAACCCAAAAAAGCAAACTGACGAATAACACTGCAAACGAAATTTGCTCTGGATTTGTTAATAATCCTTTGACAAACTCTTCCAAAATTTCCCCTACTTTCATTTGATTTCTAAATTGAATAAACAACCGATCCAGCTGCCCAACTGGTTCGATCTTTCCAATTCAAACCAACGGCCAATGTCCCAGCAGTTGCACCAGTTGCCACGATGCGACCACGAATATCAAACGAACCAACTTTCACATCTCCGTTTGCTGCGCTAACCCGAATGGTACATGGATTATATTGACTTTTCATAGGTATCGCCCATTCTGGAAGCGTAGCAATCACATCATTTTGATTATTCGTTCCTTTTTCAACGTTAAAATTGATGTGGATTCCTCCACCGACTAATTCCTCAACGTATGTTGCGTTTGGGATCCCTTGATTACTTTGAAAACCATTTTGATAACTCAACACTGCGTATCTTTGGTTTCCAGAAAGTGAATTTGTCGTGATATATTCCACACCTAGCTTTTTCATTCCTTCAAAACTATTTTCTGGAACTGTCCAAGTACCAACTTTAAAACCAGCCATATGCAATGCTTTAACATTTGCTGTTGACAAGCTAGAATTACTATATGAGCAACTAACAGCCGCTGGAACACCTAGTTTTTTGATCTGAGTAATTACACTTTCGTTAATAGCATCAACAAAGTAATGCAACTCTATATTAGGATAATAGGTTCTGATTGTGTTCAATATATTGGCATCAAATGAACCAATAACGCAATTTGCTTCGCCATATCCATAAAGATCCAACGTATCTTTTAACAAATCAAAATTAGCTTTGCTATAGGTTCCAGATTTGATTTCAATAACTGGTACTTTATTTAATTCTTTACAGATTTTTAAATACTCTTCAAACGTAGGTGGCGTTTTTTCTTCATCTGATAAACGAGATAAATTTTCTCCTGTGTCAATTCTTAAATTTCTAAATTGTGCCAATGTCATAGATGATACTTTACCAGTTCCGTTTGTCGTTCGATCAACTGTATCATCATGCATAACTACCCACTGGCCATCACTTGTGACCTGAATATCTGTTTCAATGCCCCAGTGTCTGCGAACTGTTTTAAATGCTGGAATGGAGTTTTCTGGATATTCTGTGTTGTTTCCTCTGTGAGCAATCCAATTTAAACCCTCACCCCATTTTTGACGTTGTGCCTTCGTGTCATTTTGATAGAAATCTTTTGTTACTAATTTTTCTTCGATACCGTCAATTCCATCTACATGAGATTTCATGTAAACGGGTTTATCATTTTCAATTAATTGAAAAATATCTGCCATTACGCTTCACCAACTTTCTCAAATGTAAAAACTGGTAATGCATCCAGTTTTGCTTTATCTGTTTTCGACATCAAACCGTCTTTTTCAGCAGAAGCATTGCCAGGAATAGTTGGAATAATAGTTGATTCAGGTAATGCTTTTACATCAGAAGCTGTTAATATAACCTCTCCTACATGGCCGTTCACGGATGAAACAGTACCTGCTCCCGCATCACCAAGTTTTCCATCTATAAATTCATTTAAACCAACAATACCTGCTGTACTGGTTTGTACATCAATGGCTACGCCATCTTTTTTTATTACATATAATTCTGGCACTATTCACCATCTCCTTCTACTTTTTCAAATTCAACACCAGAACCGCCTAATTTCCCTGCTTCATAATCAGCAATGATTTGTTTTAACTTCTGATACTCGTCTTTTGAAATCAACACGAGATCGTTTGGCAAACCTAAATCGCTAGGCGTTAAAATCACATCGCCAACAAAGCCATTAACAGAATTCACTTTCCCTTGTCCCTTTAATAACTTATCTAATCCAACAACACCATCCGCATGAACTAATGGATAATATTGGTATTGAACACCACTTTCTGCGGTTTCCATCATTCGTTTAATTTCAACCATTAAATAACACTTCCAATCTTGAATGTGTTTTGCTGGGCATCATCAATTGTTGCAATGATTAACGCTCCTTCATTTTTAGGATTTTCAGTATTTCCAACAATTTTAATTTCATGGTTAACGGAAAAGTTATCATCTTGTAATAAATAAAGTGTGCTTATTTCACTGTATTTTTTTGTAAATAAGCGTTTCTCTAGTTTCTGATATAAATAGTCCATATCAGCTAACAAGCGCTCTGTAAGTGAATTGTGGCGTACTCCTTGCACGTCCACACGTGCATCGATTAACTCAGCTAGCATTGTTCCGCCAGGATCGACCGTCTTTAAGATATCTTTGATTGATTCAAACCACAAAAGGTAATCTGATTCTTGGCCATTTCGCCAAGCTTCAAATGTATCTTGTTGATTTTTACGCCATTTTTCAAACTCTTCTTTTCTAGCGTTCATCCATACTGTAAAATCACCTTTATTTTCATTGATAAAGGCGGTCATGTCCGCTATTAAATCTTCAATTGACTGCCAGTATGACACCATTTCACCTTCTGTTTTAGAAGCTGCTTTAATGACGAAATAAGAAAAATTCTGCGTTGAACCAATTAATTCTTCACCGTTATAAATCGTAAAATAAGCTTCTTGGCGATGTAACGCCTGCATAGAATATTCATCAAAAGTGTACTGAATGATCCCACTACGCGCATCTACAACCGTTGCTGGCCGCTGAATAGGGTATTTATTACTGATTACAGATTCAAAAAATACCTTGCAATTAGTTAAATCTAATGGCAAAGCATTTTCTACGATATTTACTTCTAATTTTTCTGTATTCTTATTCCCCTGACGGACATTAATAATGCCGACATAATTATAAGGTTCTGTGGTACTTAGTGTCGCTTGCCATTTACTCATTTATTCACACCCCTTCTAAAAATTAATAACATCACGTGGATTGATTCGTTGCCACTGAGCGCCTTTCCATACTTCAAAGTGAAGGTGAACACCAGAAGCTAATCCAGTTGCTCCCATGATTCCCACACGTGAATTAGTTGTTACTTTGTCGCCTACTGACAAATCGACCGAATCCAAGTGACCGTAATAGGTCCAGTAGCCATCATCGTGCTTAATTACTACGTAATTTCCGCCTGTCCCATCATAAGTGACAGTTTCTACTGTACCCGAGCGGGCAACATAAACAGGTGGCATACTTCCAGCAGGCATCGATGCAATATCAATACCACCATGAATCACATTTGTCCCCCAGCCAATCTCATCCCATTCTTGAGTGATAGTGTAACTAGAACGCACAGGATTAACCCACTTATTAGTCCCTGGTTTTAAATTGTGTAGCAAATCATACCAATATTGGGCCATCGGAATTCGTTCTGGATGTGTGACCGCTGGACGTTCAAAGTTCGCTTCAAATGCCATCGTGGCTGTGCCAATATCTGTTAATGCTTTGAACTCTGCAACGGAATATGGATAAGCCGCAGAAGGAATATATTGGCCATTATGCATATGCCAATCAAGCAACTTCAACTGTGTGGTAATATTTCGATAGTCTCCACTTATTCCAGCTTGAGCTAGCAAACGTTGCACATAAGCACGTCCGCTTTCACCAGCAATTGGCGATGTCCATTGAACTAGACCGTAACCAGGACCGCCCCCACCTTCATCAATATCAGGCATGATACCAGATTCTTGGTCCATGTTACCTAATATTCCAGCGGCTGCTTGTTCACTGTATCCTTTAGATTTCAAGAACTGCCAAACGGCCCAAGCATTTTTCTCTTTTTCGGTTGTTAGCTCTGGTGGTACATCACCATCATTGCCGCCTGATCCATCACCAGGTATTACTTCTTTACCGCCGACAATCAATCTATCAACATAAATAGTTGATTTGTTACCGCCTTTTCCGATGAAATAAGAGTTATTAGCAAGATTCCACTGAGTAGCTCCCCTAATGATCAAACCTGTACTTTCTTCGTTAGAAAGACCGATGATGTTAGTGGGACTGTTACCCACAAGTAACAACGATTTACCATCTGTTACTACGGGTTTACCATTTGCGTCGTTTAATAATGGAAATGGGTTTCCTTTAGTCCCCATGTTGCCTACATGGCTCGAACCATCCCAAAACCCCATGCCTTTTCGGGTTAGTTCCATTATTTTAGTTTTCCCATTCCAAGCTTGCAGAGCGCCGTTAACTAAACGCAAAATATCTCCATATGCATTGAATGACGTTTCAAAAATATCCGATCTAATTTTACCTGCTCGGATAAAGTCAGCATTTAAAATACCATCAATGGTCCAAGCATTTCTAAAGGGGCCTTTCCATCCAGTAGTTGAAAAGCCTATACCTTGGTTATTAATGGCGATGACATTTTTTGCAGTATCTGTGGAATCTGTATCCATAAAATAAAGCGTATGCGGCCTGTTTTTAGGATATTGAAGAATACTACCACCTTTCACGCCATTGATTAAATCGGTGATGTAATCAATAAAGTTACTCATGTAATCTTTTTTAGTTAAGGTTTTAATCGCTTCTTGAAAATCATGACTTTGCTGTTTATAAAAAGCAACTTGGATATCTCCAGCAGTAATCTTTATTGTTTTTTCTGCTAAAGCATCATAGACAATCCCTGTAACTTTCGTTTGAATGTCAATATCATAAAACTTGTGATACACAGTGAACGTATCGAATAAATTGTAGTTTCTCATTTTAGCAAATTCTTTTGCTTCTTCTGAATCTGTGAGTTTCTCAATTTCTAGTTCAATAGAAACTTTAGGCTTATCACTTCCTGGATATAATGTAGTGAAGT